CACCGTCTCTACTAAGTCTGCTAGGTCAGTCTGTGCAGGTAAAAATCCTAGTACCAAAATTATAAAACAGAAAAGGGGGCTTGTGGCCCCCTTTTCTTACTGCTTTACGCTGCTCCGGGAGATCCGAAAATACCGCGAGGATCGGAAAAGCCGAAAACATACCGCTCGCGCGCCTTGTAGCGAACGTTACCGGTGTCGAAGTCACCTTCGAAAGCGGTCTTGATGCCAAGACGCTGGAACATTTTCATTCCGTTAGGAGCGTCAGTCTTGATGAAGAACGCTTCCGGGTCGGTCAGATAATGGTTAACGGTGTAGCCCTGAGGAATCATGCCCATGTTGCGGATGGCATTGATGTCGTTGTCTGCAGTACCAACACGCAGAGTGGACTTCATGATGCGATCAGCCGTGAACTGAAGCTCCTTGGGGATGATCAGCTTGATGCCCTGAACAGCGATCTTCAGGCCACGCTCGTCAGTGAACGCAGCGATGTCGATCAAAGCCTGCTCGAGAGAAGTCTCGGACAGATCGGCAGGAGTGCCCAGGGTATTGCTGAGGTTGGGGCCTCCAACAGTCGGGTGAGCAGTGGAGCAAAGCGCCACGCCGTCGCCGCCGATGGAGGTCGAGAAAGCACCGTTGAGAACGGAAGCCGCCTTGATCTGCTTGGTGGTCGCCATAGAGCGAGCCAGAGCACGCGTGTAGCGAGCAGCCAGACGATCGTAGAGGTTGTCCTCAATAGCCTCTTCCGTAAGGGAGAAGGCCAGTGCAATGGTCTCGTGAGTGTAACGAGCCGTGAAAGCCTCTTGAGCGCTGTCATACGAAACGCCAGCACCTTCAGTTTTCACAGGAGCTTCGCCAAAGCCGGTGAGCATCACTTCCTCTTCAAATGCACGGTCAGAAGATTCGATGTCATAGATTTGAGCATGCTCGTTCTCGTAGTTCTTGTACTCGAGACCGAACAGAGCATTGAGTCCAGGCTCAAGCTCTTTTACTAGTTGTGCGCGAGAAATAGCCATGATTTATGTCCTTTATGCTCAAGTTACGGCTTTAACACCGGTGCTGCCGTACAGATGCTCGTTGATTTTCACAACGACAACTGCATAGTCGCCCAGGGTATTGCCCGGAACATCATAGAGACCGACGATCTTCAGATTCAGAGCAGCGGTATCAGCGATGGTAGAAGAATCCAGTTCCATGGTGGACAGGCCAGTAGTCGAGCTACCGCCGGTGCCAACCACGTCGGCATTCTTACCGATATCAGCTTGCACGATATCCTCATCAGCCTGGATGGTGAACAACTGGTTGGGATCATCCAGCACGTCAGCAACGATCTTGCCCGAGGTAATGTTCACCGAACCGGGATAGAAGTTCTTCCAGGTGGGCTTGCCGGTGGTGGGGTCAACGTAGTTACAGCCATTAAACACGCCAAGGGCCGCTGCATGCGTGCCGGGGGCGAACTTAACAACATAACCGCCTACGATGGTGACTAGGTCACCTTGGTAAATTGCTCCAGCCTGATTATCCTCAATCTGATAGCCGTACTGTTTTTGAGCACCAGTAGCGGACAGATTTCCAAGAGGACGCAGACCAAAGGCTTTATCAACGTTTGCCATTTGTTGGTTCCTTTAAATTAAGTTATTCAGTGGCTTTGGGGCCGCCGAAAGATACGCGGGATTGACGCTCCGGCTTAGTAATGACCATGTTTGAGTGCGCATTGACCTTCAACATGTCATTGTCAACAGCCTGAAGCTGATCTCGAGTTCTAGCTTGATAGTACGAATTGCGCTCTTGCACAGTCTCTTCAGGAACACGAGCCAGAAGCATTCCACCAACACTGACAACGCCAGCGTGACGGCCATCTTCCGCCGAAGGAACCACAAAGTCAGGATATTCCTCAGCACGAACAAGTTCGTAGCCTTCACGGAGTTTTCCTGCGACGTTGATCCGGTCTTCTTGACCGGCAACTTCTGCGCGAATCCAACGGTGCTTGTATCCAGGAGGTGGCAGAGGGGCATCCAAGCGCGAAGGAGGGGCCCATGCTCTGCGACGTGTCTCCGCCTTGCGGCCTTCGGCAGCACGGGGAGTGCGATCTACTTTTGTCTGCTCAGTCATGATTATCTCCTAACGTACTTAGCGTACTCTTCCAAGGGAACTCCTATCCGTCTTGCGATGGCTACCTCGCTTGGAGTTAGCTTGACGGTCCTGCGCCCATTCGAGCTCGTGGAGGCCCCACGAGTAGCAGGAGCGACACTCGGGGCGTTCACGATGGTGTCTTCCTGTTGTTTACGAAACTTGTGCGGAAATTCCTTTCGGATTCTCCGATTTAGCTCATCGTAATACTCGTCTGACGATAAGTCAAACCCTTCTTCTTTTAGTTGATTATGGATTCCAAAGGTTGCATAGGTCATTGGCTGATCCACACCAAACCAATCGTTTTTCTCAGCCCATTTCTCCGCCTTGGGATCGGGGCGAGTGGGAGCCGGAGCAGGCGGGGGCTGCATGACAGGCTGTTGCACAGGAGGCGCTGCCTGACGCTGCTGCTGAGCCTTCGCTAAATCCTGCTGTTGGCCTACAAGCTGAGAAAGTAGCTTTTGAGCCTCTACAACGGCTTTTCCATCCCCACGTTCAATCGCATCCTGGAGGTTTGCCTCCACAATGGACAACTGGGAATCCACACGAGTCTTGTATTCAGATAAATAGTTTTTATCCAATGTCGAAACGTGTGTTTGGGCCGCTGCCAGCTGGCTTTGCACGCTTTTAGCGAACTCAAGGGCTGCCTGCTCTCGGCGCTCAGCCTCACGCAGCTGCGCCGTCATCTTATTAAGGCGCTTTTTGACCCTTTCGCTGTATTTCTCGTGCTCATCGTCATCATTGCGATTTTCCGGAGCAGTTTCTTTCACCTGTGCGGTGGTTTCTCCGTCTTTTTCCTCAACAATGACCTCGGTTTCTTGGTCTTCCTCGGTGATATTTGTCGGAATAATGTCGTCCGGACTTGGAACGGCAATTTCGTCGTTTTCGAGCTCTGGTGGCATGGTTTTTCTCCTTATACCATGTGAACGATGTCCTCTGGATCTCTCACAAGAGCCAGAACTTCATCGTCGTTTAAGATGCGGATTTCTCCACCTTCGATATTGATGCGGGCACCGGCATATCGGGCAAAAATCACCCAATCACCCTCCTTGCACCAAGGACCGTCAGGGAATTTCTCCGTGTCAGCGTAAGCCAGTGGGCCAACAGACAAGACGTAGCCGCAAACAGTGGCCACATTCTGTTTTTCCACGACTTGTTCGGCAAGCAAAATGCCGCCTTTTGTCTTCTTTGCAGGCCGAAAGGGCAATACAACAATCCGCCAGCCCGTTGGGACAGGGATCATGTCTCGAATGTTTTCGGTGAGCTTTTCGGGAGTCAGGGCTTTCTCTAATTCAGCCGCTTTCTGCCGTTCCTCTTCCGCAAACTCTTCTTGCCACTTCTTCTGCAAAGCAGTCATCTCTTCCATTTCTTCTCCTTTATTGCGCGGGAAACTCCGCGAGGGTTGGCTTACAAGTCTTGTGACGCTTTCTCCAGTATTTGCTTCATTTCGTCTTCAATCATTTGCAAGGCTTCGACATTTCCAACCAATTGGCGGTAATGCTCCATGTTTTTGACATTGCCATAGATCATGGACTCGCCAATTTCCTGTTTTCGGCCTCGGATGAACTTAAAAAGTAGCTCGTATGGGTTCATATCAAGCGATCATGGTCTTTCGTTTGGCGTCCTTGCGGGTGACATACGTCACTTTTGGCTTTGTGGACGGAGTTTTTACTTCGCGGGCTTGATTTAGGGCAATTGCCACGGCCTGTTTCTGCGCTTTTTTCTTGCTGGCAGGCTTGGAAGTGCCAATTTTCCCCGTTTTCCCGTATGAACTCATCATTTCAGAGATATTTGAGCTCACTGTCTTCTTACTGGATCCCTTTTTAAGAGGCATTTTGTTTCCTTTCGGTCTGAGCAAGGCGGGCACGGGCAATATCGGCCTTTTCGGCGGCGATGGCTTGTGTTGCAGCCAGCCGTTGTTGGGCTTCTTGGGCGCTTTGGGCCTGATCTTGGGCCTCGAGTTGCAGTTTTTGCATATCTGTCTGCGCTTTTCGCTCGTCTGCCTGGGCTCGAAGCTGGATTTCCTGCTCTTTGAGCTTGACCAAGGGGTCTGGGGCGCCCTCCCCGGACAATTGTTGGGACAACTGACGCAGTTCGGACATGCCCTGAGCAACCAACAAGGCAACTTGGGCTTCTTTTTGGATGTCTGAAACAATATCTCTGTTCTCCGGGCCATACGTCTCGAAGATTTGGGCTTCGACCTGCTCCTCAGCCTTGATCCGGACGTGCTCCAAGATGTGTTTGGTCAAAGTAGTGGCTGCAAGCGGGTTGGCTGCCACCACCGGAGACATGCCCTGGAGCATGTGCGAGACAATGTGCGCATCATGCTGCTGACCAGCAAAGGCCTTGAGCGACTTGCCGTCGATTGCATCGGCATTCTCG